TAGCGACTAGCGAACAATTACCTTTCATCACCGATATCATGATTCACGATTTCGAGGACAACATCGAGGACGTCACGTTTGACATTGATGACGTCCCGCGTCAATCAAAACGAGCACTTGTTCCTGAAAAGCATCTAGATTCACCGATTCTCATCTCACTCCTTGTGCGATTAAAAGACTTAACTGCTCGGTCATTGGACGGGAAGCAGCATATCAAGGCAACTACTTTAGATCCACACAGACATCACGCTATCTCTCGTTTCCTGGATAAGAATCCAGACCTGGCGTATTCCGGTATTCGAGGACCACTCCTTCAATACTCGGAAGCACTAGATTTCTGCTTGGCGACTCCACAAATTCTTGACGCCAAGCAATACCCTCTTCTGTTTTCTTATTCGAACGAGTCGCCGTATCGACTTCAAAACGACTATGATCTTGCAAAAAACATCTTCGCTAAGGAATTGGACGCATATTGTTCAACCTTCGTGGACATTCTCTCACCCGTGCAAATCCGAGCAGTCAAGCGTAAGTTCACGCCACCGAATGGAGTCGGACCTGATGTCGTGCTAAGCGCATGCAAGGCTCAGTTGTGGTCAGATATTGTTGAGGCTTATCGGAAACACTACAAGTCGAAGAAGCCGATTCGCAAAACCATATTCGGGCCACTTAGAGTAATTATTGCGGATGGTTTCTTACTGATCAAGTCAGACAATCTCGAACGCTGGCAGTTGATGACATACGAGCAGCTGCAGATGATCCAAGATTGTATGCTCGGAAGGCATAATATTGAATTAGCTCTGCAATTCTCATTTCACAACGGGACGTCCTCGTTACGTCATCATGTTCACTCTATTTTCACCTGGCAAGAATCCGTCCTACGAACAATTGGAAACACTGGATATGAGTTAGTTAAAGCACCAGAAGCTATTTTCAAGGCTCGTTTGAACACTCTCACAGGCGGGGATCTTCTCAAATACTCCTCTTATAATCGGACCTTAGACAAAATGTGCGAAAAAGAACGGAGTATTCACGGGACCACGAGATTAATGCGCGATCTCCATTCCATTGTGTTAACTGTGACCTCCATCCATGATGCTGCTGAGCTATTCGGCTTATCAAAGATGTCCGGACATCCCTCCGTCTATGCTGAGAAGTCATTTGCCTCGCTAAGGAAAGAGGCAACACCTCGTGGTACTATCAGCCCGCGTGCAGTCCGACAGATGACTCGAATGTTCAAGCACCTTACACTGTCAGGATACATCCGAGAGCATACCCAGTGGCCTCCTTTCATCTGCCCACCCGCTCTGAACACAGAACTACGTCGTCACTATCTCAACCAAGCGACAGAATTACCCTTAGGATCGTATCCAGTTTCCGATCTTGACGCAATCCGGTTTGCACCGTTCGTGGAGTACGACTACTCGGAGGACTACCTTAAGTTCCTAGACGACAAGGCAGTTTGCCCGGGAGCTGCCGAGATGTCTAAGTTCTGGTTCTCAGGAGACAGGAAGGAAACACGGCGTTTATTACAGAAAATTCTATCTCTTCCAGACTTTGACACCCGCGCTCTAGTCGACCGCTTGCGGAAGGGACGCTTCACACCCGACGAGTACGTTATGGAGCTGACGCAGAAGGAAAGAGAGCTCAAAGTGTCCGCTCGATGCTTTTGTAAGCTTCCATTCACAGTCAGAACATTCTTCACGTCGACCGAATATAACCTCAAGGAGCACTTTATGAAGAAATACATGCCTCAACAAACCATGACGATGTCGAATAATGAAACGCGTCAGAGAATGTACGATCTTGTCAAGAACGCTCGCGCTAAAGACAGAACCTTATTAGAGGTTGATTTTTCCCGCTGGAATCTAAGATGGCGGGAAGAAACGGTGAACCCCATAGCAAGCCAGCTTGAAGACATATTCGGTCTCGAGGGGGTCTTCTCGCAGGCCCATCCATTTTTCACGCGTGCGACAATCGTCATGACAGACAAGCACAGTCTGCCCCCTGGCGCGGATCCGAACAAACCTGTAACCGAATGGCCAACATCTAATCTTCTCAGTCGGAATGATCATTACGGAGGACTCGAAGGAATCCAACAGGGACTCTGGACAAAATGCACGATTGCGATGATGTATTGGGTCTTGCATGATCAAAATGTATCGTTTTGCATGGCTGGGCAAGGAGACAATCAAATCTTCGCAATCACGTTCGACACGACGAACAAAGAAATGGCAGACCAATTACGGAAACTTCTCGCTGTCATGGAGATAAGATGTAAACTCCTCAATCACGAGGTCAAACCAGACGAGTGCATTGACTCGCGCACGGTTCTCACGTATAGCAAAGACATTTACGTAAATGGTAATCACATCCTATACAACTTGAAGTTCGCGTCCAGAACTTTCCGGCGAGACGAAATCGATATCCCATCGCTCTCCACCGAGATCTCCGCAGTCAGCGCGTGCAGTGTCGCGTGTGCAGATAGTGTGTATGATACTCCGCGCGCAATATTTTGGAAAACATTCCAGACAATCCGTCTGCTGTCTCAGCGGTTCCGCTCACCTAATCACGAGACCGAAAAGCGTCCGCTCGCTGAGTTACTTTCGAATCCCGGTGCGCTTACCTTTGCTCTGCTGCTTCCTGGATCATTAGGTGGACTTCCGTGTATGTCGTGGAGCCGATTCTTCCTTAAAGGCGAAGCTGACGATTTGACGTGGGATGTGTGCGGTGTCCGAGGCCTGATGAAGGGGACGCCGAATCTTGCGCATGATCTGAGATTGACTCTAGATGGAACGTACACACCGAAGCATCCGGACTTGACACAACTCGTACTCGATCCGCACTCAATCCCTCTTAATCGACCAAAAGATATGAAGCGGCTCATTAAAGATGCAGTTGCCAAGGAGCTGCCCGGAATTACAGCCAACAGATGGATTTACGAGCTGATACGCGATACCGACGACGCTGCTGGTGGCTCACTCATGAGAGCTCTGGTTGAGACGCGACCATTCTACCCCGAGATTATGTCCGACCTATACAGCCTCTCTCCGAGCGGAGTGAGAGACGCGCTATTCTCTCGGTTCACTATGACTCGAACGATCATGGGAGTGGCGGGGAACCCGAACTTTATCTCAGAGATAGAAACTGCGAACGCACGACTCCTCAACTTTGTTCTCACGCGGTACCGCAGTGCTAATGAGAAAATTGGTATTCCGACTCTTCCTGACTCTGGATACAAGACGTGTGTTGAACTCCGGCACCTATGGGGTCTTCACGTTGATAACAAAAACATTGGTGTGTATTGTCCACTTGACTTCCGCCTCAAATTTACTGACACTACCATACCAATGATTTCAGTCTCGTCGCGGTGTAATCCTCTTGAGACACTAGACACGTCCCTAGGCCCATATCCTCCTAATTTCGGAACGCAAACTAGACAAAAGCTCTCGGACCATGGATTCAAAATTACAACGTCCTCGTCGACAGTACTGGATCTCAAACGTCTCACCGCAATTTTCAGTGAGCTCGGTTCATCTCATTCACTCGCCGGAATCCTATCCCAAATCACACGTGCACGGAGTCCGTGGACCATGCCTCAGCTGGCGACCGTGCTTCCGACCAATTATGGAGGAGCAGCTGCGCATCGACATGAAAAGATCAACCAGGCAGCCTTTTCACTGCTGGGCTCTCGCACTGTGCCAACACATCTCAACTTCTGTAGTGACGCTGCTGGAATTCTCAGTGGAGGAGAGTCGGACTACCCAATCGTCTACCAAGAACACTACCTGAAACTGACAAACCTGTACCAAGTGTTGACGCGATGTAATGTTCTGGATGTCAACTCTTCAATAGGGTATCACATGACTGACAATTACGAGCCTCTCCCTGCTGATGGTGTCGAGTGTTCGATCGTTCCGACTCTTAAGTGGGGGGTCTCATCAACAAACAAGCTGTGCTTTGTCACGGAGTTATCAATCCGCGAGATGCCAAGAATCCCCCCGGCGCAGTATGTCGCGCCAGTTGATGTTGCAAGCTTACGTCCAAGCGTAATAATCTACAACAAAATGTTGTCAAAGTATACATCACAACGTCGCCTGTTCAAAACCACTGCGGCCGTCAATCTTCCGGTCGAGCTTGTTGATATGAAAGAATTTTCGCACTGTCCGATAGACGAGATGCTTCGAGGAATGACTTGGTTCATACAAGCGATGTCGATCTACGCGTCAGTCAATGAATACACAGCTCACGCCCACACTGTCCTCCACGACGTTCTCATGAGAACATCTGTCTCATGCGCCGCAATTCTAGCCAGATCAATGCTGCACCCCTCTTTCATAACATCTCAGTACTCACGAGAACACAGCATCTACTCTCATCCTGGTGTGTCTGGAGCTCGTCACGCGGCAGACAATTTGGCGGGAGTGCTCTATCAGAGGACTGTATTGTCGATGCGAGCACGGGAGTTCATTACGTCCGGTGTTCCCTTGATACTGTTCGTTGACTACGAGAAGTACATCTCGATAGCCGCAGAGATCCACACAACGCTCTTAATATCTCTTCAATCCTTTGATACGGGGAAAATCTTGGTCACCTCGAGACAAAGGCTATACCTCCGCGCTGCACGAAACGGGGTGTTGACTCGAGCAAATGGGCTACTCACGGCACTAAACTTCAAGTCGACACTTGAGATGATAGCACGGACACACCCTCGAACATTGCGACATAACGCGGATCCACGAACGTCGAATGGGACGGACCTTGCGGCTCTGGATGGATTCAAAGTCACCTTGCTCTACTCGAACACATCCGCGGAAGAAGCGATTCGAACCTTGAGGAGCGCACCAATGGACATACGTCAGCCCGCCCATCGACCTCAGCTACCTGAAATGAGGCACATTCTGCGAAGTCTACAATGCCAGCTTATTCGCGACACAACAGACGGATCGCTTAAACCGCAGCACACGTGTCCCGTAGTCTCAGATGAGATGCGGATCATTGAGAGATTCCAGGGCCATTGTCGTCGACCGTACGGTCAGTACGCCACCGCCACATCAATCTGGCTGCCGATCTTGTACGCACAGGCGCGTAGGAAAAGATACACACGAGCGCTGACAATCGGTGTCGGACACGGAGCGAGTGCAGCTTCACTACTAATGTCAGGAGTCCCGGAAGTGATAGGTATTGACTTACGTGACTCGTTCCCGTGTATCAGCCAACGCGAGGCGACGTACAAACCACCGGAGGTCATGCTAACTGGCCAGTCCTCGCAATTCCACTGGTCTGATTTCGTTAGTCGACATGGGGGAGACGTCTTGAAGAACTCGAGTTCCCTGCCTCCGAAAGAACAGTGTGATATATGGGTCGTCGACATCGAGCAGTCTCATGATCAAATCTGGTCCCTTCTTGAGCGTGTGCCCATTGGTATCACATTGATACTGCGGCAGATTTGCTGCCGTGAGTGGGCGCAATATTTGATAGACGCACTCGGAGTTGACAGGATCTACAACACGTCCATCGGTACCTCACACCATAAACGCTCATATGTCTTCGTTGTCGACAAACTTTCAATCTATAACTCGCAGGCAAATTATAAACGGACGACAATCGCAACTGATCCGGCATGGGATCAAATCATTAGACCCAATCAACGCTACTCGAGAGCGATTTTCAACGCATTTTTGCAGCCACTCGGCGAGGAGATAATGGTGGTATCGGCGCCTGATATTCTCACAATCGCAGAGTCGCTACGTACGCGCGCACTCAACAGCCAACCGTCAGCCTTCACCACGCGCCTAACACAAGCCAGTAACTCGCTCTTCGAAACAGTAAATCTGATGAGATCACTAATTCCCTTAACAAAACAAGATATATTGGATGCCACTCCCGACACGCGTCGACTGCTTGCAGCCTGGATCGCGAACACTGGACTAGCTAAGCCGAACCTCGAGGCGTGATCGGTCACCGGATATTTAAAGAAACTAGGAGAGTCCTAATCATTAGCTAGATAATCCAACATGAACATCAGCACTATCATCCTTCCAACCGGTCATGGGAAGTCCACTCTTGACAGGAAGTACAACTGGATAAAAGACGCGGGTCTCATGTGCCAAGACCCGAACGAACTTCGGCGGCTGCGACAACACGCTCGATCAACCGGAGAGTGGACAGACTTCGATATCTACTGGTGCGATCACATCAAAGCGACTTTAGCCACGTCACATGCAGATCACCCGACCTTGATAATGGTTCCATCTGCCTCAATTGCGCGTCGATTGGGATATCGTATCCTCGCGGCCGTAATTCTTCCTGAGGAGGTGTTGCTTCCAGTGCTCCACACTCGTCCTAAAAGCGGGATCGAGAATGCTCTCGCGAATCGCCGAGAAGTGCTCGAGTCAGGAGTCAACATTGTATATGCACAAACCTATGATGAAGTTGACACCCTCGTCGTCGGGTTCGTGCTCGGAATGCTTGAGCCGACAGAGTAAGATTCGCAGCCGATAGGGGGACCAAGGCAAATTAGTGTTGGAAATTTAAAGAAACTAAAATAATAACCGATCTGCGGATTAATAGGGCAGGAACCAAGAGCCTGAACGGCTACAGTTTCGATCATCAGGAGGTTTAAATATAGTCGCAACAGGTGTCCAGAGAACCAGACAACCTGTCGC